TCGAAACTTTAAAGGACTGTGTCGATATGCAGATAAGTATAGAGAGGAAAGAAGGCCATGCTTTTGTTTCTTCTTAGACTAATTATTGTATGCGGGAGAGAACTATTATGAAAAAGACAAAGATACGTATAAAAGAGATGGTCAAACAGGAGCTTTCTAGAATCCTTCGTGAAGCAACCCTGCCAAAAGATCCAGAAGCAGCTTCTAAACTAGCGGCAATGGATGTGGTGGACGACCTTCATAGTACCCCGCCTCACCTTCGTCGGAAGCGACTCGATCCTGACGATTTTTCTGAGGAAGACGTTCTCGGAACTACAGACCCAGATCTGGTGTCGGGCGATAAAAATGACCCCGAATTTAGATTAATTAATCGACTTCTTATACGCGGGGAAGTCGACACAATGTCTCCGAAAGAGAGAGAAGAACTTGCAGGCGGAGATAAAGCTGTGCTTCGACTTATGAACGATATACTTGCTGATCCTAAGTTCAACAATCCGGACGAAGTCTTTGATAAGTTTATGGCTACTGAGCCAACGCCTTATGATGGTTAATAAAAAATAGGAGGCATTATGACAATGGCAAAAGCATTTGTGGATAAGGGACTGGAAAAGATTCTTTCACGCAAGCTACTAGTGTGGGCCACAGCGACAGGTTTAGCAGCTGGGGGCTTTCTTACAAGTGGTGATTGGGTTATGATCTCGGCACTCTATATCGGAGGCCAGAGTGTCATTGACGCAATCGTTAAGCTAAAGGGTGCTTGATGCTCCGTGTTTTTCAGTTAATTCAAAGTTATTGGAAGGAATTGCTAATTGCGATTCTGATCGCGGCAGTATCAGTTCTTTGGTGGAGAGACCACCAGGGCTTGGTACATGCTTACGATGCCTCTACTAAAAGCTATGAGCAGAGGATCGAAGGCCTAAAAAGCAGTTATGAAAAAGAGGTGGTCAAGAAGGACGAAGCTCTCAGTGAGTATAAAAAGAGAATAACTATCCTAGAAAACGAGCGTCAAGATTACATAGAAGAACTAGAGAATAGTAAAGCTGATAGAAAGGTGGAGTTAATCAACCTGCGAAGAGGAGATCCGGATGGGTTCATCTTAAAGATTGAGACTCAATTTGGTTTTGAGCATGTTGAATAAGGTTTTACTAGCTTCTATCCTGTTGTTTCCGTTAGCTGCCTATGCAGACGAAGGTAGATTTTCTCTTGTGCCGAGAGGAGGCGCAGTTAAGTTCGATGCAACCTGCTTTGACGATGAAGCTATGGCAAAGATTTTAACTTTTAGTGAGTTTATCGCAGTTGAATTAAATGCTGCTTGTTCCTTTGAGAAGGACAAAATGCTGCTAGACCACAACCTAGAAATAGAGAATCTACAAATAGAAAAGCAAGGCATAGAAGAACGATACCAGATAGAGATAGACACCAGGGATGAAGAGATAGAAGCCCTAAGAACAATAGTCAAGAAAAACAAAAAATTAAATATTCCAATTGTAGTCGCTACAAGCATCGCAATTGGTTTTGGTGCTGGTTTCGGCACTTATCACTTAGCGAGCAAGCAATGAAGGACTTGAATAGAATAGCAAAAATAGAGCAAGCAATTGCAAAGAAGTATGGGGCCGAGGCCATAGACAACCCAAGAAAATATTGGGATGATGAAAAAGAGAAGTCTTACCAAGAGCAGATCAAAGAGATAGCAGAAAAGGAACGCATACATCAGGAAAGCGAAGAGAAAGAAGAAGTCGATGGTGTTTTAATTTCTAAAAAACTACTTAATAGAGAGACTACAAGGAGAGACTGCCCTGTTTGTGAAACTTATTCCTTTAATTTAAAGGATGATGCCTATATGAACAAGTATGATTGTTGCTATAATTGTTTTGTTCAATGGGTTGATGGTAGAGAAGACAGGTGGTCAACAGGGTGGCGTCCGCCAAAGGGAGATGAGTAATGGCAACTACTTTAGAAATTATTAGAGGGATCTCGCAGGCAGCAGCTAATGCTTATGACGGCGCCCACAAGGAAGAGTATTCCGCAGATGGCAAGGCGCGAGCGGTTGGCCTTAAGAGAGAAGAGGGCAACCCTCTGGTCGACAAGCGTGTTATGGATGGCTTTGGTGTCTCTTTCCATGGCCCTATGCTTAAGATCTCCTATCATGCCGAGGTGAAGCTAAAGGATATCTACTCAACTCCGTTTGAATCAGAGATAGAGTCAATGATCAACGATATCTCAAAGTTTCTCAAAAAAGAATACAAAGCAATCACAGGAGACACCCTATCTCTTACTCCGCAAGGCGAGGTTGAAGTTCTAGTTCAGAATACATCTCGCGTCCGAACATGGTGTCAGGCTCATAGAATGTACAAGATTGGCTCCATAGCAGAAGTAGAGGAAGTCAAGTCTCCTTCCGAAGATCGCATGGACACTAAGTTTAGAACTTTCTTGGACAACGGTGGCTTTATGGGCAAGAGGCCGGAAAACGATAGTCGCAAGAAAGAGTAAGCTATGGCTTACCGACTAACAAAGAAACAAATACTAGCTGAGATAGTGAAGTCGGGCAAGGACCCGGCTTACTTTATTAATAACTACTGCAGGATATCTCATCCAATCGACGGCCTTATTCCATTTAGGACCTATCCGTATCAGGATGACATGCTGCAAAACTTCAATGATCATCGCTTTAACATCATACTGAAGGCCAGGCAGCTAGGTCTCTCTACGATTGTTGCGGCCTATGTTGTTTGGCTATTGCTATTTCATAGGGACAAAAATGTTCTTGTAATTGCCACCAAGTTCGCCACAGCTACAAACTTAGTAAAGAAGGTGAAAGCCATAATGAAGAACCTTCCTGAGTGGCTACGCATCGCTGATATCAAGATTGACAACAGATCGTCTTTCGAGTTAAGCAATGGGTCACAAATTAAGGCTGGTTCAACCTCTGGTGACGCTGGTCGTTCTGAAGCCCTGTCCCTTCTTGTAGTTGACGAGGCTGCCCACGTAGACGGACTAGACGAGCTATGGACTGGCCTTTACCCCACTCTGTCAACTGGTGGACGATGCATCGCTTTGTCCACACCGAACGGTGTCGGAAACTGGTTTCATAAGACCTACATAAACGCAGAGGAAGGGGAGAACGATTTCTTTGCTTCAAACCTTCCTTGGGATGTCCACCCAGAGAGAGACAAGATATGGTTTGAAAAAGAAACAAGAAACATGTCTCGTAGGCAGATTGCTCAAGAGCTAGAGTGTAACTTTAACACGTCAGGTGAAACTGTCATCCATCCGGATGATATTGCCATTGTCAAGCAGTTTGTCAGAGATCCAAATTATAGAACTGGTTTTGATAGAAACTATTGGATCTGGGAAGAGAAGAAGCCAAACGAAGATTATCTAATTGTTGCTGACGTTGCTAGAGGTGACGGTAAGGATAGTTCTGCGTTTCATGTTTTTAAGATTTCCACAATGGAGCAGGTGGCCGAATACCAAGGCAAGCCATCTCTTGATATGTATTCTAACATTCTCTATCAGGTGGGCAAAGAGTATGGGGATGCGCTACTGGTCGTAGAAAACATAGGCATAGGAATTTCTGTCTTAGAGAAGCTTGAGCTTCTAGGATACACCAGGCTATACTACTCACTGAAAGGAAGTCATGAATACATAGAACAACAAGTGGCTTACACAAGGGACAGTTCAGTCCCAGGATTCTCCACAACGGTCAAGACAAGGCCATTGATTGTGGCAAAAATGGAAGAGTTCATAAGAAATAAACTAATTATTTTACACTCTAGTCGTTTAGTAAACGAAATGAGCACATTTATATGGAGAAACGGAAAAGCCCAAGCAATGAAAGGATATAATGATGATTTAGTTATGTCTTTTGCTATTGCATGTTGGGTTAGAGATACTGCACTAACAGCGAACGAGAAAGAGCAACAGTACACAGAAGCATTTTTCAATGCCTTAGTGGCATCAAATAGAAAATTTGATACAACAATTCCTGGCATGTTAGGGCATAATAGGTTAGATAATAAACTTGCTAAAGAAGTCGAAAAAGCAAAACATTACATGTGGCTAATGAAGGGGTAATAGATGGCTGACGATCCGAAGAATCCTAGAAATCCTACATCGGATTTATATAAAACATTAACAAGATTGTTTTCTGGTCCTATTGTGGGACGCAGAACTCAAGCTGGTCGTAGAATTAGGAAGCAGCAGTTAGACAAGTACGGAAATATGTTCCGTTCTGCAAGCGGCCAGGAATTCAAGAGATCACACTATAACCCGTTTGAGTCCATGAATTCAAACTACATGGCAAACCAGAATCGAACTGAAAGATACGTTGACTCTGATCAAATGGAGTACATGCCAGAAATTGCCTCTGCGCTTGATATATATGCAGACGAAATGACAACCTCTTCTGTTTTGGCAGACATGCTAACAATAAGATGCCCCAACGAGGAGATCAAGGCGATACTTCATAGTTTATATAATGATATCCTTAATGTCAAGTTCAATCTTTTTGGGTGGGCAAGGACAATGTGCAAGTACGGTGATTTCTTCTTGTACCTAGACATTGATGAAACCTTTGGCGTCAAACACGCGATTGGGCTGCCGCCAAACGAAGTAGAGCGTTTAGAGGGAGAAGACAAGACAAATCCAAACTACGTACAGTTCCAGTGGAATGCTGCCGGGATGACATTTGAGAATTGGCAGGTCGCCCACTTCAGAGTACTTGGCAATGACAAGTATCATCCATATGGCACCTCTGTTTTAGAACCCGCACGCCGTATATGGCGTCAACTTACTCTCATGGAAGACGCCATGATGGCGTATCGTATAGTCAGAGCACCAGCTAGAAAAGCTTTCTATGTTGATGTTGGCAACATCCCGCCTCAAGATGTGGAGCAGTACATGCAAAGAGTTATTACTGCGATGAAGAGAAACCAAGTAGTCAACCAAAACACTGGTCGTGTTGACTTGCGTTACAACCCAATGAGCATTGAGGAGGATTATTACATCCCTGTTCGTGGCGGCACAAAGTTTGCAGAGATAAGCGATGTAGGCGGCACAGAGCGTAACCATGATATTGACGATGTTAAGTATTTGAGAGACAAGCTGTTTTCTGCTTTGAAAATTCCAGCCGCTTACCTCACGCAAGGTGAGGGCGGCACTGAAGACAAAACAACCTTGGCGATGAAAGATGTTCGATTCGCAAGAACAGTGCAAAGACTTCAAAGACCCCTTATTACAGAGCTTGAGAAGATTGGTATTGTTCACCTTCACACTCTAGGGTTCAGAGGGGATGACCTAATCAACTTTACACTTTCGCTGAATAATCCTTCAAAGATTGCAGAAATACAAGAACTTGAGCATTGGAACCAGAAGTTCTCGGTTGCTTCAAATGCATCAGATGGATACTTTTCCAAGCGATGGATTTCTCAGCATATCTTTGGTCTATCTGAAGAGGATATCGAGCGCAACAGCAGGGAGATGTACTACGATCGTAAATTCGAAGCAGAGCTTAATACTGTTGGTGAGATAGCTGGTCAAGCAGCTGCTGCAATGGCAGCGGGCATGCCAGGTATGGAAGATATAGCTACAGGGATCGAGGGAGGCGAAGGTCTACCTGGTGCCGGTGAGCCAACCCTTGAACCCCCTGGGCTAGAAGGAGCGCCAGACCTAGAGCTTCCGGCAGGAGAGCCAGAAGGCGCTGGCGATGAAGGGCCAAGTCCACTTCTCGCAACTCCTGGCAAGCGTGACGACATGAAGGAAGATGATGGAAGACGAACTGCCGGGATTGGGAAAAACCTAAAACGTGCAGCAAATCCTGAGTCTGTTCATGCCAACACAGGGAGAGGGATGTTCCCTGGACTAAAGGGCCACGATAGCCTGAATAGTCTATCTAAGGGTATTGTTTACGAAAATAAAACTAATTATGATGATAGAGAGTTCTTGCAAGAACAAAGTATATTGAATGTTTCTTTTGAGACTCAAAGATTAATAGAAGAATTAGACAACATCACGGAGCAAAAGAGCAATGAAGCACAATAAAAAAAGAAACACAGCTTTTCTTTACGAGGCCCTGGTTAAGGAACTAACGAAAGCCTCTCTTCGTTCTGATAAGTCCGGACAGAGTATAATATCTTCTATACTCAAAGAGCATTTTAATACAAATTCTATTTTAGGCAAAGAGCTTGAATTATACCAGACGATTGTCTCCACAAGTGAGGTGGAGGCAGATACTGCAGAAAGAATTCTCTCTGAAGTGAAGAGAGTGTACCACACTCTTTCTCCAAAAGAAATATACGATGAACAATCCGAGGTTATTGGCAAGGTAAACAAGGATTTAACAAAAGATATCTTTAGGAACTTTATTTCAAACTATAAGTCGTTAGCAACAATAAATCAGATGTTCAGCGACAAAACCCCAATAAACAAAAGAATTATGCTTGAAAAGGCTGTTATTGAAAAAATGATAATGCCTAAAACCAAGCAGCAACACATGAAGCCCATTGACAATATTACATACAAGATGTTTGTCAACAAGTTTAATGAAAAGTACGGCGATACTTTAAACGAAAATCAAAAGATACTTTTATCTAGATATGTTACACTATCTCCAGAAACGGCAGTGGAGTTTAAAGTTTACATAAACGAAGAGATTTCCAGGCTAAAGAGTTCTATCGTAAACCTCCAAAATAAAAAGGAGGTGTTGCTTGACGAGTCTCTTTCAAACAAAAACAAGCAAATACTAGATATCCTAGAAAGTTTCAAGCAGCAGTCAATCAATGATAATATGATTAAGACCATCTTGAAAGTACAGTCCCTAGAGTCGGAGATAGAGTAGATGCCTAAAGTACGTGTTTCCTACACAGATTCCGAAAAGAGCTTAAAGCTAAAGGTTGTGGACAACAATGAAGTTGTTAGTTCATTTACCTTAAAGGCAAAGAAGTCTTTCGATGGAAACATTATCATATACGACCATGCTGATGTCGACATCGTTTTGATGCCAGAGCAAAAAAAGATTGTTACATTTAAAAAAGATGATGTCAATGGAGATATTGCATATGGAGCCGCAACCAGGCTATTTTCCGAGCTTTCTAGATTAGGCATAATCGATAGGAACACAATTCAAGGTGGCTCTACTTTGGACTCATATGAATCCACAATATTAGACAATGAGCTAAAGTCTCCCATTAAGTTGGTCTTGTTGGCAATATCTAAGTGGGTAGAAAGCGAGCGCCCATACTTTGAATATGGGCAGGACTATGAAGACCTAGTGGCGGATAGAATGACAGACCCAAGTGACGAGGAATCTACAGAGCTTGGCGAGGTGCCACAAGATAAACAGAAGGGCTCAATTGTTCCAGGTTACTACAGAAGCCCATATTGGATGAGCTACATTCTGGAGAATAAGGAAGAATAATGGAATTAATTTGGTTTGTGCTTGCTTGTTATGGCTTGACTTATCTCGTAGTATATGCTAGTATATTCAACAGAATAAGGCCAAGTAAGGAATGGTTAGGTGGTTTTGGTAAGTTATTTAACTGTACTTTATGTTTTGGTTTCCACGCAGGTTGGTTTTTATTTGCCATTAACAAGTGGACTGAACTATTTACTTTTGACTATACAGTCGCCAATTTTCTAATTTGTGGCTGCGTAGGATCAGGGACTTCTTATATGTTAAGCATGTTAATCCAAGACGAGGGGGTGAGATATGTCGCTGTGCAAAACCGCGAGACGTAGTTGGTACCTACGTCCCGTTGCACGTTGTTGTTCCGGGTCGAAACTCGGGCGGGTTGTGCCCGCACTTTAAGGAGTTGTTATTATGTCTAAAGGATTGCTAACAGAATATTTTGCTCTTTGTGATGGTGGAGTTTGTCCCGACTATCTCACAGAGGCAGAAAAGAAAAGAATGGCGGAGGGTAAGACCTTCTATATGACCGGTAAGATTCAGGCAGCTGATGTTCCTAACGGTAATGGAAGAATTTATCCAAAAAAGATCCTTGAGCGCGAAATGAACAATTACCAAAAGCTCATCGACACCAGGCGTGCGTTGGGCGAGTTAGACCATCCAGACTCCTCTGTGATTGAGTTGAAGAATGCTTCGCACTTAATCACAGAGGTCTGGTGGGAAGGCGACAGCGTAATGGGTAAACTAGAAGTACTAAACACACCCTCTGGTAGAACGCTTAAGGCGCTCGCAGAGTCTGCATGTGGGATAGGAATATCCTCTAGAGGCTTAGGTTCTGTAAAGCAGAGGGGTAAGCATGTGATTGTAGAAGATGATTTCAATCTAATTTGCTTCGATGTGGTCTCTGACCCATCGGCACCAGGAGCCTTTATTAAGCCAGTGACAGGCAGGTCTTCTTACGAAATCCCTGTTATTGGCCTAAGTTTGGGCGAGGGCAAGAAAAACAACAAACTACACTCTCTTATGAACGAGATTTTAAGGAAGTAAAATGAAAAAGTCTGAACTAAAAGCATTACTAAAGCCACTAATCAAGGAATGCATCAAAGAGAGCATTCTTGAAGAAGGTATCTTATCTAACGTAATCGCAGAGGTCAGACAAGGCTTGAGTAGTCCGGCTCCGGTTATGGAGTCCAGAGTTGAGCGGAGTACAAAGAAAAAGCAAACTCCACAGGCACCAGCACCAACCGTATCTGACAGGGTAGCAGAGCATCGTAAGCGCCTTATGGAAGCCATTGGAGCAGATGCTTATGGTGGTGTTGATCTGTTTGAGGGCACGACCCCAGCACCAGGCCAGGCATCTCCGCAGAAGGGGAACCCACTTGGTGGAACAGACCCCGGAGATGCAGGAGTAGACATCTCTGGCATCATGGCCCTCGGTGGTAAAAACTGGAAGAACTTGGTCTGATGTCTAACGGTCTTAAGCTAACTTTTACTGTAGATGGGAGCCAAGAGGAGTATACCCATTTTCTACTTGCAGGCTCTCAAGCAGCAGAGCAGTATACTTTTGAGCAAGCCAGACAACTTATTGTTAGCAATGCCTCGTCCAGCTACAGTTCTATGACGACTTCAGCGCAAGACTACATTGCACAAAATATATACCCTTTTGAAGATTTGACGCAAATTGCTTTAGTTCTAGAAAGCGTGGAGGTGCTCTAATGCCAACAGAAGATCTGTATGTGTCGAGAGACGCTAGATTAGGATTTTTTAATGCTACGTCGTGGAGTTCAGCGCGCGATGCGACTTCTGCTTCAACTATCTCCAACACTTTAGATAGAAGCACCTCAGCTGTGGGCACAAACAAGGCGAGTAGCAAATACCATGTTATGCGAAGCTTTTTTGCCTTCGACACATCAGGCATAACAACAACTGTTAATTCTGCTACTTTAAGATTATATGGCTACGGTTCTGGAACTAATGCTGACATTATATTAGTAAAGCTCTCTAGCGGGGCAACGGGAAGCCCGTCTGCTAACTTTGTTAACGGGGACTTTGATGCAATTCAAGGATTCTCGTCAGGACAAAGTATGGATGGAAATGTAACTGTTTACTCAAGCGAATTGTCATCTTGGTCCTCAAGTGGCTACAACTCAATAACTTTAAACGCAGCAGCCCTGTCAGATATAAAAAATAATAATTCTTTTAACTTTGCAATTGTTGAGTATGATACCGATTTCCTGAACAGTTCACCAACAACCTTTCGCAGAATAGGCATGCACTATGTAGATTTCACCAGCACCAGCAGAGATCCGTTTTTAAGGATGGATGTGGAAGCAGCAGCAACTGACACCCCACAACAAAAAAGAAACAGAAGGCGTAGAAGACGCTCCAAGGGAGCAAAGGCAAGATCAGGGTTCAGCACAAAGCATGTGATGGCGCCGTCAGGTGGTTCAAGCACAGGAAATGGTTTTGGTGATATTTAATAATTACTTACTATTTAGATTAGTAAAGTGGAGATGATAAATGGCGAGCAGCACAGACTCAAAAACAGGACAACCAATCTTTGGTTATTACGAACCAGGCTTCAACCATGTTGGTAGCTATCAAACAAGTTGTCGTCCATTTGCAACAGCATCTTTAGAGGTACCAGCGTCAGGTTCGGATACTTATACTAAGATTACGTTCCCAGGTGTAACAAAGTTTGTTGTTGTTCGAAATGATGAGCTTGGCGATTCTTTTACTAGCTCTGATATTAGACTATCCTTTGCATCTGGTGGCCTTAACGACCCGAATGCAAACTATATCATCTTAAAGCCAAGTAGTTCATTTTCTGCTGACTTTAGAATCACGCAGCTTTACCTAATGAGTGACTCAAGTACAGCTACTTCGGCATCAGTTATAGCTGGTATTACAACCATTAACGCAGCAAGAGTACCTTCTGGTTCTTGGGAGGATACTGTTGGTGTCGACAAGCAATAATAATAGAGGAAATAATGTCTTACAGAAGAGATGAGAGATATAGGGGCTACAACGATGGCAGAAGAAGAGAGCCCACAAGAAGAGTAAAGTACCCAGGGAAAAAGACAAGCCATATCACAGTTACGCCAAAAGGCGATGAGCATGTTGAAAAAACCATAAGAAGGTTTATCAGGAAGGTTAAGAAGAGCGGCCTAGCTGATGAGTATAAGAGAAGACGCTTTTATGAAAAGCCTTCCGTGAAGGAAAGAAGAAAGAAACTTCGTAGAGAAGCAGTAATTCGAAAAGCAAACGAGAAGTCTGCAAAGTAGTATATCAATGAAAAGTGGATTTTAACAATTTGTTATACTATTTACTGATGAGTAATTACGGGGATTTTCATAGATGTCATCATTACTAGACGAGGCAATTGTAGACGCTAAAGCTTTGAGAGAAGCTGTTCTGAAGAACGCAGAAGCTTCTTTGCTTGAAGCTTACGCACCAAAGATTAAGGAAGCTGTGACTTCCCTATTAGAGCAAGATGATCTTACTGGTGATCTGGGGCTGGGTGATTTAGCTGGCCCTCCTGGCGGTGGTCTTGGTTTAGCCCCACCAGCAAAGGAAGAGATTCCCGAGACCGGTGAGACTTTCTCCAAGGGCGAAGCAGAGCCTGGTCTGGATGATGCATCTGTTGGTCTAGCGGCTGAAACATATATAGACAGCAGACCGGATCTTGATGACAGTATAGAAATTGAACTTACCCGTGGTGAATTACAAGAAATGTTAAATGATATCTCTAAGGATATTAATATCTTAGAAGAGGAAATGTCTAAGGACGAAGAAGTCCTAGAAGATGATATCGAAATTGATGAAGCAATGTTGGACGATCTAGAAGAAGCTCACTGTGGCAAAAGAGACGGTGATGACGAAGATGACGAAGAAGTCCTAGAAGACAGCATTGAGATCGATGAAGATATGATCGAAGAAATTGTTGAAAGTCTTGTTGTAGATATAATGCCAACAAAGAGCGGTTGGGCAGGCACACCAGAGTCTGTAATGCAGCATAATGAAGAGCTTGCAGCCGCTATGGCACAGTCCGACAAGTACAAAGAAGAGAGAGATGAACTTTTAAAGATTGGCAAGGAGCTACAAGAATCTAACCAGAAGTACAAGGAAGTCAACTCTAAAATGAGGCAGGCAGTCAATGTACTGAAGACTAAGATTGAAGAAGTGAACCTTTCCAATGCTAAACTACTTTATACGAACCGCGTATTGCGGAAGTCCTCCCTGAATGAGCGGCAAAAGGAAACGATTGTCGAAGCTCTTTCCAATGCGGGTTCGGTAAATGAGGCGAAGGTTATTTATGAGACCCTTCAGAGCACAGTGGGATCTTCTCGTAAGAGAGGGCCAGAATCACTTAGCGAAGCAGTTTCTAGACCTTCATCTATGATGCCGAGAAGAAAAGTCAAGAGTGAATCCAATCTGGTTTCAGATAGGATGAAGCTATTGGCAGGAATTAAATAATCTAATTTTAGGAGGATTTCAAAAATGTCTGTACTACAGAAGTTAACAGAGGGCATTGTTGACCGCGACCTTGCAAAGGAAGGCGCGGCACTTCAGTCCAAGTGGGAGGCCACGGGCCTTCTTGAGGGTATCTCCGATGATCGTGATCGTGCTAGCATGTCACGTCTTCTTGAGAACCAGGCTAAGGAGCTTCTTCGTGAGGTCTCCACCATGGCAGCTGGCGATGTTGAGGGCTTCGCTGCTGTTGCATTCCCAATTGTTCGTCGCGTGTTCGGTGGCCTTCTAGCCAACGATCTCGTTTCCGTCCAGCCGATGAGCTTGCCTTCGGGTCTCATCTTCTTCCTGGACTTCCAGTATTCATCTGCTGATCGTAATGGCGCTGACCAGGCCGATTCGCTGTACGGTGGCGGCGTGGTTGCTAGCCAGCTTACTGGTGGAGTATCGGACATCACCGAAGACGGTGGCGGCTTTTACAACATGGCAAATGCTTACGCCTCGCCAACTGGCTCTGCAAGCGTCACGCTCAGCGCTGTTTCTGGCCTAACGGCTACGACTGTGAGTTCGCTGACAGAAGCTCAGAAGAAGCTAGTTCGTTTTGATCCTGATCTTCTTGCTAACACCACTTCGCAGGTTGCTCAGTTTACGTTCCCAGCGCCTTCTGACCTTAACCGCGACATGATTCAGGCTATTGAAGATGGTGGTGGATTAGGTACAGACGATGCTATTGTTAGGCGCTTAACAAGCATCAATAGAACTACAGGCGTTATCACAATTACTGTTGAGGCGACGGATGGTTCTGTCGCAACAGCTGCTGGTGGCTCAAAGGCGTTCAAGTATCCTGTTGCGGACACGTTTACTGATGCAGATGCTACTGGTGGTGTTAAGGGTGCTGCGTCTTGGCCTCTTGAGCTTGCTACTGATACGCTGGCTGAGGCTGGGGCTGATAAGGATATTATTCCTGAGATCGACATCAAGGTGGACAGTATCGCTGTGACGGCTGTGACCAAGAAGCTCAAGGCCAAGTGGTCACCTGAGCTTGGTCAGGACCTGAACGCGTACCACAACCTTGACGCTGAGGTTGAGCTTACCTCGATTCTCTCCGAGCAGATTGCTCTTGAGATCGACCGTGAGATCGTGAACGACCTTATCCAGGGTGCTACCGCTGGTACGTACTACTGGTCGCGCTCCCCAGGTCTCTTCGTGAACCGCACTACTGGTGAGGAGCTTGGCGCTACGGCAGCTGCTCCTGACTTCACTGGTACGGTTTCCGAGTGGTACGAGACGCTCATCGAAACCATCAACGATGTGTCTGCCCAGATCCATCGTAAGACGCTACGTGGCGGTGCAAACTTCCTCGTTACGTCTCCAGAGGTTGCTAACATCCTTGAGTTCACATCCGGCTTCCGCGCAAGCGTTACCGCTGATGCTGACCGTGGCACTGTTGGCGCTGTCAACGTTGGTTCCGTTTCCAAGAAGTTCGACGTTTACGTCGACCCATACTTCCCACGTAACGTCATCCTCGTTGGCCGCAAGGGCTCTAGCTTCCTTGAGTCTGGCTACGTGTACGCTCCATACGTACCGCTCCAGGTGACGCCAACCATCTTCGGTGTCGAGGACTTCGTACCTCGCAAGGGCGTGATGACACGCTACGCCAAGAAGATGGTACGTCCTGACATGTACGGCCTTGTCGTCTGTCGTGGCCTCCTTGGTGAGTCTGGCGCTAGCTGATAGCTGCCAGTCCCCCTAGGACTTGAGCCCTGCCCGTAAAAAGGCAGGGCTTTTTTGTCCTTTAGATTTGTAACTTACTATTTATAAGTGTGAAAAGGGCAAGATGCCCCTTAAGACTATAATAATAGGAGATATAATTATGGCTAAATCAGGAAGAGCATTTGCCGATAGAAAGAAAATTCAGGCTGTCGCAGCCGATGAGACTTTGAGTGTAACAGTTGCTGATTGTGGAACTGTTTTTACCCTTGCAGGAGGTAATGGCGTGAGCGCGATTACTTTACCAGCAGTGGCTGATGCTGGCCCTGGTTGGTGGTGTAAGTTTGTTCTTCTGGCCAACAATGGCACAGGCGCTATAACTATTTCTGCTGAAACTGCTGGTACAATGATTGCCTCTAGTTTTGGTGGACTGGATGATAACAGCCAATCTGCTAACGTAGAAAGCAATGCTGCTGCTGATTCAATCGCGTTCGATGCAAGTGGTGCCTTGGCTGGAGATCAAATTGAAGTTATCTGTACAGGATCTAAAATGTTAGTCCAAGCGTTTAGTGCTGGTGATGATAAAGATATCACTATTGCATAAAGCTTAGGTCATACATCTCAAGACACCCCCTTCCATCCGGTTGGGGGTTTTTTGTTTATGAAACTAGTTATTATGTCCAAAAGGAGTCATTATGGGCAAGAAAAGAAGAATGAGGAACTATCCTCAAAAGTTTGGTAGAAAGTATGCATCACATCCATATGCAAGAGCACTTGCTAAGCTTAAGGAAGTAAAAGAAGAAGCTATGGCCGATGGAGTGGTCACTGCTGAAGAAGAAGTCAAGATCGCAGCAGCTGAAGCTGAGGTTGAGTCTCTAACGCCGGTCTTAGAGGCCGCTCAAGAAGAGATTGAGACAGCCCCAGAGCCTGTTGCGGAAGAGGCAACACCAGAGCCAGAACCTGTTGTAGTTGAACCAGAGCCCGCCCCCGCTCCAGCTCCTAAGCGAAAGACAAGAGCCAGACGTAAGCCAAGGAAGGCGGCAACCCCAAAGAAGACAAAGAGTTCTGATCAATCAGAATAATTCTAGCTATATGGGGTTTTACTATAAACAAACTAATTACTATGTATTAGGAGAACCCCTCTATGGCACTTCCGGAGCTTACACCAGCTAGCACCTCTAGTAAGGTTATCCTCCCGTCTACAGGCAGCACCATCACAACATCAGATGGTGCAGGTAATTCTACGAATTATCCAATTGGCCTGTACACAACGGGAGGAGATTTATATGATGCAAACTTTATATCAGGAGCAGCAGACCAAGTAGCTTATGTGTATAAGAAGCTTGGTGGTGATGTGCTTGACATTGAGTTAACAACAGCAAACGTGTACTCTGCTTATGAAGAGGCAGTGCTAGAGTATTCATACCATATAAACCTGCATCAGTCTAAGAATGCTTTATCAAATTACTTAGGTCAGTCTACTGCTTCCTTCGACCATGAAGGGCAAATGACTGCTGGAGACGCCTCTGGATCTAACGCAAACCTTAAGTATCCAAAGTTCCGCTTTAGCTACTCTAGAAGAGTAGGAGAAGGAGTGGCTCAAGAAGCAGGTTTCGGAGGGAACTTAACTGAGTATTCAGCTTCCTTCAATACAACTTCAAGTATTTCTACCTACGATTTGCAGAGCATTATTTCAGGCTCTTCTGCTGATGGAACAGATGCTGGCACGGGTGATCCTGTTGAATACCAAAACCTTGTAGGAAACAAGAAGGTTCGGATTACAAGAGTTTATTACAAAACTCCAGCAGCCATGTGGAGATTTTTTGGTTATTATGGTGGCATCAATGTTATTGGAAACATGATGACCTATGGACAATTTGCAGATGATTCAACGTTTGAGATTATTCCTGCGTGGCAAAACAAGCTACAAGCTATGGCCTATGAAGACCATATCTATACAAGAACTTCACACTATTCGTATGAAATCATAAACAACAAACTCACTCTGTATCCTCCACCGGATGGGAGAATAACAGATAGGTTCTTTGTTAAGTTCACAGTAGAAAGTGATGCTTGGGAAGATGATGCCGATGGAATAAGAGACTCTGGAATTAATGGTATCAGCAATATCAACAACCTCCCGTTTGACAACATTTCTTATTCAACAATTAATGCCATTGGAAAGCATTGGATTCGCAGGTATGCACTTTCTATTTGCAAGGGGATGCTTGGGCAGATCAGAGGTAAGTTCGGAGGTAACATACCGATTCCAGGTAGTAACGTGACTCTTAATTCAACTGATCTACTGACTCAAGCATCCCAAGAGAAGACTGCTCTTGTGGAGGAGCTTAAGAAGATCCTAGATGAAACTACATATCTACAGCTTCTTAAGAACGACGCAGAGCTTTTGGAAGCAAATGATAAGATTCTTCAGGAGACTCCTTCTCCAATATTCGTAGGATAACTAAATGGCAAATAAATGGACACAACCAGATGCCCCACCTCCTCCTTTGTTCACAGGGGAAAAGGAGAAGGATCTCGTAAAGCAGGTTAACGACGAGATAATAGAAAGAATTGTGGGCCAAACCATAGCCTACTATCCTATTGATTTAGAGAGAACTTACTTCCATGAGCTTTATGGAGAAGCAATAAATAAGACTTTCTTACCACCAGTAAGAGTGCAGGCCCTTATAGACTACGGCGGCCTAAAGACGGAGTATTCTAAGAACATAGGACTTGACAAGTCTCAGAGCATAACAATTCACTTTCACAAAAGAAGGTTAACAGAGGATCAAAACTTATTTGTTAGAGAGGGAGACTTTGTTCTCTACGGAGATAGCTTCTATGAAATTGTCTCCCTTGAAGAGCCAACCTTAATATACGGACAGATAGATAGCAAACTAGAAATATCTGCTAAATGCATAAGAGCACGCGAGGGACTATTCGATGCCACCTGATCGTAAATACACTGAAATCGATGGAGCCAATGATATCCTCAGGGAGATCCCCTTTATGCCTTCAAGCATTGAGACAATTGATGTTGCATTTAACAAGTATATAGACGAAGAGCTAAATCTATCTGCAGGGACAAACAAGGGATTTGAAAAAGTCCCTGTTCTTTGGATATCCGCAGAAAGAGCATTTCAGATAAAAAGAGACAAAGGTTTAAGAGACTCAACTGGGGTTCTCAAGCTTCCAATTATAACAATTGAAAGAAAGGGCATGTCGAAAGACCCGCAAATGAAGGGAGTCGCTTTTTCACACATTCCGGAAATAAACGATGAAAAAGGAGGTAGAGTTGTTATTGCTAGGAGAATAAAGCAAGATAAAACATCAAACTTCCTAAATGCCGATTCAGCTAGAAAGAAGGGGTCGCTAAGCTCTGCAACAGTTGGCAGCGGCCAGCTTAACTTTCCTTTCAAGAACCCAGGCAAAGTGGTCTACGAGACAATCTCTATGCCCATGCCAACGTATGTTGTTGTAGATTATGACGTTGTTATAAGAACAGAGTATCAGCAGCAAATTAATGATTTAATCACTCCGTTTATAACGAAGGTAGGACAAATAAATAACTTTTTTATAAGGAACGAGGGCCATAAGTATGAAGGTTTTATACAAAACAACTTCTCTCAGACAAGTAATGTGTCGCAAATGGGCGAAGATGAGAGAATGTATGAAACAACAATATCTATTAAAATACTAGGTTATCTTATAGGAGAGGGGCCAAACAGAGAGCGACCCAAAGTAACTGTAAGAGAAAATGCCGTTGAAGTTAAAATTCCTAGAGAGCAGGTCATAGTAGGCGACATTCCAGACTTTGATGCTACTAGAGCCATTGATCTGTTTTATAGAGAGTAAATTAGTGCTTTGAGTAATTAAAATACTATTTATTACGTGAAGACACCTAGTTAGGAGACCTTACCCAATGGCCGAAAGAAAGTTTAGATTCGTATCCCCTGGAGTGTTTATCAACGAAATTGATAACTCCCAGTTGCCAAATGACCTTCCAGATGTAGGTCCAATTATCATCGGTAGATCTGACTACGGTCCTGCTATGAGACCTGTCAGAGTATCGTCACCATCCCAATTTATTGAGTTTTATGGAAACCCAATTCCTGGTGGTCGCGGTGATGACGTTTGGCGTGATGGAAACTACGCAGGCCCAACTTACGGTGCGTATGCAGCCCTAGGATACCTTAGAGGCGGAGTAGGTCCGGTAACATATGTAAGGCTCCTAGGCACACAGGCAAGCGATGCCACAGCAGCAGGATACGCAGGATGGATGCCAGGTGATGGTTCCAAGCCTACAGCTGCCAAAACTACAAACGATACGGCAATGGGACTATTCCTGTTTAACTCTTCTTCTACAGACATGTTTAATGCTGATGTAGGAAACGGAAGACTAGCAGCTATCTGGTATACAAACGGAGCCACTATAGCATTAAGCGGAACTAACCACGATGCTGTGGCAGACGAGGGTGTCGGCGGATTTATTGCATCGACGGGTGCCGGTCTAGAATTCAAGGCCAAGGTTGATGACAACTCAAATACATACGTAACAACTTTTAACTTTGACAAGAACTCTTCCAAGTACATTAGGAAGGTGTTTAACACAAACCCTAT